ACTCGAAATTCGGCGTCGGGATCGTCCTCGAATTTCTTATACACCTCCTTGTCCGGCTTCGGTTTCGCCGGCGTGGAATAGCCGGCAAGCTCGGTGATTTTGTCGCTGACCGGTTCCAGCTCATTGGCCGGCGACGCTTCCTGTAGCTCGCCCACGGCCGCGCACTTCTCACACGGGTCTGCGCCTAGGCTGTGCAACTTCGGCCACGGCATCATGAACATGGGATTGACTAGACCCATAGCCAACAGGCGTCGGTCCTTCTCTTCGCTGTCCGTGGCCTCTTGAACGTGCACGGCCTCTTTGCGGTTGAGGGCACGCACCCGCACCGTACCCACCCCGGGAATCTCTACGTCCGCTTCCGGTAGACGCGGCTTGAGTAGCCGTGCCTTAAGGTCATCGTCGTCGCTCACCGTTTACCCCCTTATGCCTGCGTGGTCTTGGCGACCAGTCCTGACACTGTCATCTTCGCGGCCCACTTGATGTAGTCGGCCACCGGGTTGGTTTCCTTGTACTCGTCCACGAACGCCTGAAACGTCTGTAGCGGCTTGCCGCTCCCGGTGCCCTCTGGCTTACGGGTCACCGTAACCACGGTGCCCACAAGCGGCTCAAGGATCGCGCGGGTACCTGTGCCGGCCGTGCCGTCGTATAGCCCGTCACAGACGAACTCGCCCGTACGTAGCCCGTCACCGCCGAAGGTGTGGTCATCGGCGCCGTAGCCGGTCGTGTCGTGCTTGTCCGCACCCCGCGTGAATTCGCTGTTCTTGGTCCACGTCGAGATGTCCCCAGCCGCGACCGTGATCTGTGTGCGCTTCCCGTGTCCGAGAGCCATGTCAAACTCCTTGCCCTGCAATGGTTAGGTCTGCGAGTACGGCCATATAGGGAACATCTTTTATCTCAACCTCAGCGAAGGTGATGAGCGTGACGGTCAGCTCATCGAACGCTGGATACGCGCCGGCGTCGACCCCATCCTCAAGGATCGATACCAGCCCGGTCGGTGTGTCGTTGACGAATTGCGCTGCGGCCGTGCGGGTCTGGCGTGCGTTGGGTGGACCTAGCACGAGCATCACTTGCAACCCCATGGTGGACACGCCACGGTGATAGGTGCCGTGCGGGTCGATCTCATCGGGATAGGACACGATCGCGCACGGCGGTACCACGGTCTGACCTACCTCGAACTTGCGCATGCCGTCCATGGTTTCCAGCCGCGTCGCTATCTGTGTCATTGCCGCATCCCAGTCCACGGCTCAGCCCACCTTGCGCGGCCGGCGTAGGCCACGCAGCGACACGGCCACGTCAGGGTCTAGCTGGGACAGCAGCCGTATCTGAGACTCAGCACTGCCGGCGATACCGAACGCGGCATCACGTCGGGCCAGGAAACGGTTGATCTGTAGGCGGGTGCCCAGCGGAACCTGTGCCGGGAATGCCGTCCACCCGAACGGATTCGCTGTGACCGACACCTCGAACTCTAGCCCGGTCGGCACCACGGGCGCGGTGCGCTTGAAAGTGATTGACTCCCAAGGCTTGCCCTCTTGCGGCGCGTTGACAGGTTCCTTGGTGTACTCGGTCGCGGTCACCCCATCGATGCTGATCGTCAGCCCTGACGCGCTTTGGAAGTCGTCCGTGTCAACGATCCAGCGCTCCCGCTCATCGTCATACCAGGCGGTGTAAAGGCGTTCCTCAGCACCGGCCGTCTTACCGAACTGGCGGTTACAGTGATCGTCGATACCGCGTGAGGCGGCCGAGATGATAAGCGCTATCTCATCGTCGTCTACCGTGTCCGTCACCGCCAGACGTACCCAGTTCTTAGCAGCTTCCAAGTCAACGTAATCCGGCGCCCATGCCATCACGGCCACCTCCTCTCAACGCTCTACAGGCCGGCCTACTCGACGATGCGAGTCTCACCGGTCACGGGGTCGGTTGCGGTCCTGACACCCGTTGTCGGGTCGGTGGTGATGGTTTCCCCGGTATCCTCGTCCGTCTCGGTCTCCACCTTGGGCGTGTTGATGACCACGTCATCGAGTGTGGTCACCTTGCCCTCGGTCACCTCGCCCGTGTTGGGGTCGGTGCGGGTCTTCTCGGTGACGGTGACCTGACCGGTTTCGCGGTCCAGCTCATAGCGCGCACCGGATACCGGATCGATTGCGTAGCCGAGGTTTTCCAGATCCACCCGCATGCCCTCGCTCATGAACGGCTTAGGGGTCGGGTCTTCCACCGGCGCCTTAGCCGATGCACCGGTCAGCGGCGCCACGCTCGCGGCCGTGACTTGCGGATCGTTCTTACGTTTGCCTGTGCCTGATGCCATTGTCCTTGTGTCCCTTCACGATGGCTCACGATGTGCACCCCGCCCGGTCGGTGGGACCGGGCGGGACGTTGCCTTAGCTTGGGCTTACGCCGGATCGAAGATGATTTCACGCACGCCGGTAACGTCGGTGCACGCCAACGCTTTGTAGCCCCAGATACCGACGTGGATCGAGTCCACCTCGATGTTCTCGAACGTCAAGCGCTGCGGCGCGCTCGCCCACCCGGACACGTCGGCCCGATCGAACAGGTACGACGATGCCGGCACAGCACCGGTAGCGGCGAGCGCCCACGCGGGCCGGCCGATGAGTCCGGCCACCATGACGGCCGAGAAGAACTCGCCCGTGGTACCGGTCGCGTTCTGCGCCCCGATCACCGGGAACAGCTTGCGGCCGGCGGTGTCCTTCGCCGCGATCAGCGCCTTGTACAAGTCGACCTGAACGAAGAAGTCCCGCATGCGGAAACCGCCACGCACGAACTGGAGCGGCGCAAGCTGCGACGTCAGAGACGCCTCCAGAGCCGCGTCAGCCGCAAGCGCGGTGATGGTGATACCGGTCGGGGTCAGCGCGTCCAGCATGGCCACCGACGCGGCCTCAAGCGCTTCGAACCAGCCCCGCACCATCTGAGTCCAGATCAGCCCCGACAGTTGCGGGTTGCCGCCCTGATCCCACGCGATACGCGAAATCTTCACCTTGCCCGAAACGGCGCTAGGCGTGATGGTCTGCGACGTGGCAACGAACGTGCCCGGGGTCGGCTCGGTACCTTCGGAGTGCGCCGCGACCAGACCCGAGGATGACGAGAACTTGGGCAGGATGAACGGCGTAGCGTTGTCGATCGTCCCCTTGTTGATCGCGTTCCAGATCGGGTACTCGAATTCCTGCTGATCCACGTACAGATCAGGCCGGCCCTGCGAAGGGTTCAACGTTGCCGCGTCGGCCGCGCTGACGAACTGCGCCGACACTCCCGCACCGTGCGCGTGTTCCTCCATGCGGTTGAAGTAGTCCGTCATGAAGGTGGTAGCGCGCGTCAGCGCCTCGCCGTTGTTGTCCCGCAACCCTTGGATCACGTCGGTCGAGAAGTCGAACTTGCCGGCGCGAAGGTTGCCCTTGCGATCGAACACGTACGGCGCCGGCTCGGTCACGGCCGTCATCGCGGTTGGGCGAGTCGGGTTGACCACCGGGCGGGGAGGCTCGGCCGGCAGCTGCTGCGCCGGCACACCGATACCGAGCAGGGCTTGCAGGTGTCCTTGCGCGGCAAGGATTCCCAGCTGATCGGCGGACAGCGCGAACGCGGCCGTTGCCGGCGTGGCCTGCTGCGGTGCGGGTACGCCGGCCAAGGCCGCAAGCACACCGGGTGTAGCGACCAGCGTCTGAAGCTGCTCAGCGGAAAGCTGAAGCGCCGGCGCGGCCGGCACTGCGGCCGGCTGGTTGGCCGGCGGGGTGTTCTGTGGGCGGGTAGCGCACGCCGCCCCTGGCGCGTGCTCTTGGCCGCAGACGGCGCAATGCATAGCAGTGCCTCTCTCTTGTGTGGCAACAACTTTCGTGATCCTTGCATCGTCAAACGCTGGCATGGCAGTGATTGACGTTTCGGTCATCGTGCACCGGTACACGTCCCAACAGTCATCTTTGCTGTTGTAGAGGCAATCCTCGTCTAGGTCGAATTCCACGCCGGCGCTTAGCCCGTCATAGACTTCATCCTCGGCGTCGATCAGGACGTCGGTAGCGGCCTGGCTACGGCCGAGCTTGTACTTGCCGTTGACACCCGCCTTGGTCTGTGTCAAGCCGAGCGCCTTACCCACGGCCGTCATGTGGTCGATCAGGAACTTGACGCGGCTCACCGGGGTTGACCATTCGGCCGAGCCTGGCATGAACCGGAAACCCATGCCGTACTTGCGCACGATCTTCCCGTACGGCAGCGCCATACCCCACACGGTGCGGGTTTCCTGCTCCACCCGGAAGTCAACCTTCACCGCGTCAAGCTGAATGCTCTGCTTACCGTGCAACGTGACCGGCCTGTCAATGGTCGGCGCGTTGAAGCGCAGCGCCGTCCGTGAGCTGTTCTGCATCATGTCCTCCGGGTTGTCCTCTCCGGCCGCCTCACGTGCTATGCGCTCGGCCTCAGCCACCGGGTCAGGCGCCGGCGCTGGTTTCTCCTCCGGCGGTAGCGGCGGCCGGCCGATCGCGTGGCGAATCTCATCGCGGGTCAGTACGTCGATCTCGTGGTAACCCTTGTGCACGGCCAATTGCTCCGTGGGGTTGGACTTTAGGTAGTCCTCCAGATCGAGGATGACCCGATGCCCACGGCGGGTGACGTCACCCATCGACAGACGCTGTGTGATCGCCAGCATGTACGGCGCCAGCACATCGTTGAGCCGATCGCGCCGGCGGTCAACCGCATTAGCGTACGTGCGTGAAGTGGTTGACACGCCTAGGTCTTCAGGGTCCAACCCCAGCAGGTTCGCTATCTCAAGGGTGGCCTGCTTTTGCAGCTCTACCAGCTGCATCTGTTGCGGGGTAGGCGCATCGACCGTGTTGTACTTCATTGATGCTGGAATCCAGCCGGTAGACCGCTTCTTACGCGCGTCGCGCCACCTCGCCAGGATCTTCTGAACCTCGCCGTCCTTGATCTCTTCGGCACCCTCGGCAGGGCTGAAGTAGTCCAGCGGCCTAGGGTCGCTGGCGTACATGCCGGCCGACGCGTCCAGCAACAGCCATCGCCGGATCGCCTTAGCCCCGCCACCGTTGGTGATGCCCGGGTTAGGCGAGTCGAATCGGATCACCCGGGTAGCCGACACCTCGCGGCCGTCGATCCACACCGACGCACCGCGCGGGTCTTGCCCGTGGGGTAGCGGCGACAGTGACCGGTGCGTGGGCGGGGTGAGGCTCACCGTGCCAGGGTCGCGCCGGCACGCGTGTACCGGGTAGTCGAACGCGTCAACGGCGGTGATCTCCCACCAGGCGATAGCGTCAAAGATGAGATCTTCGATCGTCTGGGCCAGCGTGACCACGTTCGCCACGTCAGGATCTATCTGTTCGAACAGCGGGTTACGTTGCACCACATTGGATTGGTTGAGCTGCACTATGGGAAGTGTCGCGATCGCGCAGAGCTGGTTACGGCCGCGTCGTACGGGTGCCACCGACAACGCGGCCTCACGGCTGACTGTAGCCCCGGTCAGGGTCCGCATCTCGAAGAGAACCTGATCGATCGGGCGTGGCGCTGACTCCGAGAAGGCAAGCCGTTTCCAGGACGCGACGAAACGCGGCAAGAGAGTACTCCACCGGATCGCCATGCGGACAGGCTAGCAGGCAAGATTCCTAATCTTCATCGTCGCCGACCAGGATTAGGCGCGGCTTGCCCACTGGTGCGGGTAGCATGCGCGCCAAGTAGACGGCGCCGGCCGTGGCGTAGGCAGCGTCACAGTGCCCGCCTTTACGCGACAGTACCCACCGGTCACCCCACGGCAACCGTTCCGCACCAAGGACATGCGCGTTCAACAGCGGATCATCTGAATGGACGATCGCCAATTTGTTGACCTGTTCGTCCAGCCCCATGCACACGTCGGGTAGCTCACCGCGAATGGTCTCCATCTTGCAGCCGGCGGGTAGCCAGTCCGGCCGCTTGTCGCTGCCCTTCGGCCGCAGCTCGGCGCCGTACGCGGCGGCCGGCCCACCCGGTAGCCACCCGAACGCACGCGGTTTGACCCTGCCCACGGCCGTCTTAAGCTCGGACACCAGCCGCGCCATGTCGTCACCTGACCAGGCGGCTACCGCCTCAACGCGGCACCGACCATCGGGCAGGACAGCGGCGGCTACCAGCGTCGCATGCTGGTTGTCCGGCGACACGTCGAATAGGACGGCCACCCGGGTACGCACGCCGGCCAGGTCTCCAGGGACGTGGCAGTCTTTCCACTTGAATTCGTCATAGGCAGGTTTCAGGTTGTGCACCGACATGCACATGGTTTCGGTCTGGAATTTGCGCAGCTTGTCGCCACCGGTGCGCATGGCCTTCGCACCCTGGCGCACCATGTTCGCGCCGTCCATCGTCCTGTTGAACTGTGGGTTAGCTGCGGCCAACGCGCGGGGATCGTCGGCGCGTGACCCTTCCGGCGCGCTGTACTCAAACCAGGCGGTACGCGGGTCGCCTTCACCCGTGCGGATGAACTCCATAGCTTCCGCGCGTGCGTCGTTGAGTACCACACTCTTGTCACTGCCCATGTTGGACGGCAGCCACAACTGAGCATCGGGCACATTCTCCATCGCCGACTCAACGGCGCCCATCGCGGAATAGTCGTGATGCTGGCGCACCTCGTCGCACACGCCACGGTGCACGGTGAGGCTACGGCCGCCCTCCTCGTTGGACGCGGCTATCTTGTACCGCGACAGTTCGTCAGGGTCTTGCTTATCCGATGCGTAGCACCAACACTCGTGCTGGCCGTTGGTTTCCCGTGTCCACTTGCGAACGGGCAATCTTCTTTGCACAGAAGGATCTGGAGATTTCCTTATCAGCTTGACAAGTTTTGACCACGATTCTTTTGCATAATCCAATTGTGTTGACGTACCAAGGATTAGCGGCACGCTCGCTACGAACATCCAATACCCGGACAGCATCACGGGTATCTCTGTCTTGCCGTTCTGCCGGCCCACGATGACCCACACGTAGCGGAAGCGCGGCCACCCGTTCGGCAGTAGCTCACCGCCGTGGATCGCCACCCAACGCTGCCACGGGTACGGCGGCCGGCGCAGCGAATCCCGCGCGAACTCGACCCAATCGAAACCTTCGCTGGTGTCCTCGGTCAGGGCACAGCCACAGCCACACGGGCCAGGCTCACCGGTCACCAGCGGCGCCGTGAAGATGCGCGGGGTGACGCTACCCAGTACCGCCGGCTCGGCGTGCGCGGCGAGCGCGTAGCTCATCGGCTTTTCCCTCCGGCTCGGCCGCCGGCGTGTCTGGCTCAACCTCGGGTGTCGGCGCCGGCAGCGGCACGGCAGCCCTGGCACCCCGTGCGCCCGGGGTCAGCCCCAGCTGGACAAGGCACGCGAGGTACTTCGGGCCGAGGTCGCTCGCCACGGTGTGCGCGGCGAGCGCGTCACGAATCTTGGCTACCGCGTTCACGTCGGCTTTGGCGGTCACCACCCGGGCGATCCGGTCGAGGGCAGGCCGGTAGCTGGCTGGCAGCGCGGCAGCGTCCAGCAGGATGGCATAGCGCCGAGCTAGGGCGATCGCGGCGCCGTCCCTGTCCGAAGGGGTCCAACCCCGCAGCGACGCTCTCAGGGCCTTCTGCGCGGGTCCATCGGTCATGAGCTGGCCATGTCCGTATCGTCCTGGTCGCCGGCGAGCTTGCGGGCAAGGTCCTCCGGCCACACGCCTAGCCGCTCTGGCCTGTAGCGCTCCTCGTCCAGGTCGCGCGCAAGCTCGGCCGCAGCATCGGCCGCCGCGTCCAGCGACTCGACCAGGCGCCGATCATCGCCGGATAGGCGCAGCTCCATGTCAATCCACGTGGCCACTACCGCTCACCGCCATCTCGATATCCGCACACGTACCTGCCGGCAAATCGCGTGCCTGCCCGATCAGCTGGCCTTCTGGCTGGTCAACGATCCACGCCGCGTTGCCCTCCATCTCGACCAGCGCACCCGCCGGCCACATCGCCGGCGGACCAGGCTGCCCAACAGGCACGGCCACCAGCGCAAGGTTGTAATCCGCCAGCACCGCGCCGCACCACGAACACCGCTGACGGATCAGCTGACCAATCTGGACATCGATACCCGCGAAATGAATCATGGCCACACCACCGGCCAGTCAAAACCCCAAGCCAGAAAACTCACGGCGATCTCCATTCTTGCAGGTCGGGGAGAGGGAAAACGGACAG